ACCCCTTTGCGAATGATAGGGGCTTGGGTCAGGGACTTGTATACCATGTTGACAGATTGCGCCACGTTTACATAGCACCAGCCTTGCAAGTAGGGACGCGCCAAGCAGTCGCCACAGACGCTATAATCGTCGCCGCTCTTTAGTGCATCCAAAGGGGGAACGTCGGAGCGCATGATAAACGTCTGTAGCATACTGTCCGTTTTACTGTTCCCGGACTTGGGAATAGCCACCACCACTATGGGCTTGCCATCTAATACAGACGGGCCACGGTATATGATGAACCCGTTAGGCTTGGTCCCGTGCTGGCGCTTATAGTCAGCGATGGCGTCATCTAGATCAAACATGGTGGCGTTATTGTCGAAGGGCATGGTCCTATATCCTCACAAGTTGAATTGAAAACAGGTTGAAGTAAACGTGGACGCTTTGCAAGCGCAAACACCCGCCCATGGTGGTGTTAGGTAAGCCATAGGTGGGGCGGTGTATGTTGATAGACTTGTGAAATGATAATGACATGGCGGCTATTCCATAGTGGTTGTTAAGACTAGGGGGATAATAGGGGAGGGGGCGGGGGCATGTCAACAAGATAATTTATTTTTGTGTAAATTAATTTTGCCTCTTGTATAGAGAGGACAGAGAGTATTTGGCACAAAACCTGCAAGGGTGCAATAATCATGCCAACTATTTGAAAATAAATTAATAAAGTCCTTGACCTATATGTTGTCCCTCGCAGAGTATAGACACCATATGTTGTGTTCACGTTTTGTTCTACTAACTATTGCAGTCATGTTCTATATATGTATATGATTTGTTCATGTTTTGTTCCACTAACTATTGCAGTCATGGCCTAACTATTGCAGTCATGAACTAATTATTGCAGTCATGGCATTATATACTACAACCAATTAATCGTTCATGTTTTGTTCTCATGCTGCGGCATAGTGTCGCACCTGTATTGACAGGCATTTCCCCGATTAATACTCTGGTGATCCTTTCAATTTTATCGGAGTTAATCAGATGTCCTTACGTGTTCAAGTTCTCAAAGAGATGGCAGTTCAAAAAGCGCGGGGCGGTTCATGGTCCCTGTGGTCCATCATGACAGCTTTCCCGGCGAGCCGTGCCTTACAGGTGCGGGAGCTTGTCCTTGACATATGTAGCGTGAAGGAGGACCGGAAGCCTAATTGGGCATATGATGGGAGCCGTCAAGCGCGGGAGCGTGATGAGCTAAATGAACGTCGGGAGTATTTCCTAGGATAATAAACACCAATTCAACTATAGGGCGGGACTTGTTCCCGCTCTTTTTTTTGTCTTGTGCTAACGATTGCAGTCATGATTTATAGAGCTAACGATTGCAGTCATGACTTAATAGAACATAAAGGGAACAAAAGGGAAACGGGTTATTAGCCCGCCTCCCGCTCTTGTTATGATAACTGAACTAGCATATGGCCAATGGCGAGTAGTGCGAAAGCATACCCGCCAATGAACATCGAAATAACGATATACCTCATTCAATCTCCTTTGCTAGTAGNTGAGNCAATGAACCAGCGGCGCAATCGCCATAGGTGTCTAGCACATACTCNCTGTCGAAGCGATGTACACTACCATCTGGTAGCATGACTAGGTAATCTAACGTACCATCGTCTACAAGCGATGGCACATCCTTCCACTTAAGCATGATGATCAAACGAATTGAGGGAGAAGCTTTGCTTTGCCTCTCCCTCGCATCGTCTCCCTAAATTGTTAGGCTACTCGCTTGGCACGTTCTAGTTGNCGNTCCCAAGGTGTTTTCTTATCCTTGGCAATCTTAGCATCTTGGTTGCCAAGATTAAGCGCCATACGCGACGCCTCCGTGCTTATGAAGCGCCAGAAGTAGTAGCGCATTGCGCTGGACTTCTTGCCAGACCACACACCATTCTCAATGGCGTCAGTGGCTTGTTGCCACAGTACCATTTCAAAATGGGATACTGTCTTAGGTCTGACCCAGCCAAGACGCCGGGCCATTGTCAGAGCCAAGCGAATGTTAGTGGTGCGATAGGCGTTTAGCCCGTCGCCCTTGACGTCAGAGAACAAGATGTCCGTAACATCGCGCCAAACACGATGGCGTAATTTGATATCCATAATGGATACCTCCGTAGTTGGTTTAGGGAAATGCCAGCAAAACCGCTTTGCAGTTTCATAAGCTCTGAGGCGGATTGGGTTCCTGCCCCTCAGTCGCTTGCCGATAAGCGGCGTCGCTGACAATTTCCATTATGCACATTCTAAAAATGCAGTCCACAAAATAATGCATTATTTTCGCAGAAAAGTGAAATTAATTTGAAGGGGTCAGATTGATTGGAAATCTATGCAAAAGCTGTGCCAGTTTTGGCGCGTTCACGTTTTGTTCTTTTGCCACATTCTGTTCACGGTTTGTTCTTGACCGGGGTTGCAAAAATTATGCAGCGCGTCTGTATGTATATTGGGACCCCCACTAACGGAGCAATTTTTTAAAAATGGGGTTTTGGCGCGGTATTTATTAATAATTATAGTATATAACTTATAACATATTATATTAACAATTATATTAATATAATGTTTATATACATATTTATATTAGTATATTTATTAATAATATATTATATATTTCTCCCCGTCGCTTAAACAGCAGGTTATCATGATTCTTCAGAGTTTGCAAGTCTCTTTCTGTGTTCTCTTTTTTACAGATACGATATTTTGGTATTTATCGTATCTGACTAAACACTAAAACACTAATAACTAATTCAAATCATTAACGAATTAAAACCGTGACATTTCTTCGGTAATATATAGAGTTTCTGTGTTTTTTTGTCACGGTTTTAATTTTCTTGTGTTCTCCTCCGGGTCTATGTATAATATATTTATAAAAGAAGGAGTATCATAACTTTGACAGACGATGAAAAAGATAAGCTCAAGGGTCAGTACGACACACCAGAGAATGCCAGATCAGAAAACTATGGTCTGACCAGAAAGCAGATTAAATTTGCAGAGCAGTACATCGCCACCAACGATGCCACTCACGCTCTCCTAGAGGCAGGGTATGCCCCTGTTAAGAAAGCAGACGGTGACCTAGACCGTACCAGAACTGCCAGAAGAGCGCAGCAGTATCTGGCAAACCCAAAGCTCAGAGCTTACATAGAGATACTCAGAGAGGACGTTGTAGAGAAGGTTTCGTGGGACGCGCAGAAGGTCCTAGACAANATGTANCAGACNTATATGAGAGCCACAGAGGCAGAGGACTATACCAATGCCAACCGTTCTCTGGAAAACATGGGCAAGCACCTTGGCATGTTCATTGACAAGAAAGAGATCAAACAGAACACACACTTTCACGGTGCTGACTCCACCTTCACCTCTGATCTGGACGCAGACATCAAGAACCTCGCCGCCGTATCTGGTTACAATGTAGGGTTAAAAGTTGTAGATGGCGGAAAAGAATAAGCTGGTGAGCATAAACCTGACACTCCCAGAACAGATTGACTACCTACAAGAGATGTTCAATCAATTACAGGTGGTGGCTTTCTCTCACCCCATGAACGACATAGAAAACGTAGANCACAGAGTTCAGCGCATGAGGCATATATTTGCCCAAGTAATACAGTTGATCTACCTGATGACAGATGAAATGACAGAATACTACGGAGAAAAAGGTGGAGACCCAGACAACAGTGGACGAACTTACCACTAAAGAACAACTTAGAAACACCCTGTACCTCAAAGCAGTTGAAAACTCCAGAATGGATTTCTTCTCCTTTGTACAGTTTGTTGCGCCTCAACTGGTCCCAGACTTTAAAACAGGCAGACACATACAGGTCATCAGCCAAAGACTACAGACAATTGTAGACTCACCTGATCCCAAAAGACTGATGGTGTTTCTCCCGCCACGTTCCTCCAAAAGTCTGCTCTGTTCTCAACTGTTCCCTGCATGGTACATTGGTAACTTCCCCTCTCACGAAATCATGAGCATCTCTCACTCTGACCAACTGGCCTCAGACTTTGGTAGAACTGTCAGAGACATTCTCAAGATGCCCCTCTACCAAGAAATATTTCCCGGTGCAAACCTCAGAGAGGACGTAAGAGCAGCTGGTAAGTGGAAGACCAAGCAGAATGG